CAATTTACTTTTTCAGGGGTCGGAGTTTCTAGCCCGCAATATGGGCATTCAATTATTTCTATTGATTCTTTCAAAGAGGCTTTTTCTAAAGTCTATACCCGCGTCCGCGTAAAATATTTGGGTTAGAATTGATATTCCCAACCAGCCTTGACATTATAAATACTGACTTGACAGGGACAGTGAACGGTTTAGTGGCTGCAGACAAAATCCGTATTGGCGATCCAAAAAACTTACCCACAGCGGTCGATGCTTATCCCCAGGTTATCCTCAACTTGGAAGCGAAGCAGGAAGAAATTGCCGAGATCAATATGTCTTCCGGACGTCGCACGATGAAGCTCAATCTTGCCGTCTATTGTTTTTCTTACATCGCTTCAAACTCCGACAATTCGGACAAGACAATGCACATTTTGACCCGCAATGTTGAGAATGTTTTGCGTGCCAATTTCAAGCAATCACCAACCTATTGGGATTCGGCAAACATTTTGTCCGGACAATTTGAAGGCGGATACACCGAGCCGAGTAAAAAAGACACTTACCTTTCTTCTGCTAAAATAAACATGGAAATCACACACTTGTTTTCTTAAAAAGAGAGGCGTTTTAATGGACCATCAAGAAGTTCTCCAACAATCCCAAAATGCAATTCGTCAATGGAAAGACTTGTGGACAAGGAATTGTCAGATCAATAAGAATTTGGCAACCGGGCCGATCTCTTTACTCAAGAATCAGGGGATAGGAAAAAATGTTGTTTGTATTTCGATGGGGCCGTCTCTTGAAAAACAAATCGATGATCTGAAAAAATACCGCGACAAAGTAGACATTATCTGTGTGGACAAAGCTGCCAAAGCATTGATCCAAAGAGGGATTATCCCCGACTTTGTGGTTATCGCGGATGCCCAAGTCTCTTATGAAATCTATTGTGAGCCGATAAAAGCAGCAACTAGAAATATCACATTGATTGGGAATATCAATTCTAACCCAAAATGGGGAATGAACTGGCTCGGCCAAAAATTCTATTACATCAACAAAGACAACATCAACAGCGAAGTGATTTTTTCAGGATTGACTGGGATCACAGACTTGATGATCGCAGGCTCCAACGTTTCAAACGCAGCTTTAATTTTTGCATCAACCTACATGATCTATGACGCTTATTTCCTTTGCGGGTTTGATTTTAGTTGGCCAGTGAACGGGAATTTTTATGCCTTTGAAAAACGGCACGAAAAGAACGCGTATCTCAATCAGATAAAAACTTACGATAGAGATTTTAAGCTCGTTTGTACTTCCAATAATTTGTGGTTCTCTTGTCGTTGGCTCAAAGGATTCATTGAGCATATGGTAAGCCCGTCAAAGCGCGTGGTTAACTGCTCCGATGGGATTTTGCAGATACAAAAATGCAACCCAAACCTAGGTCAAGAGCTGCAAAAAATAGGTGCGTATCAAAGAAAACTGAGAGCAGAAGAGCTTACGGCTAAAGCCGAGAAAAATTTTCAGATAAGATCAGGACAGGATTTTGAGCGTGCCAAAAATATGATGTCAGATGAAAATGTAATCGTAACAAACATGGCCATGAACTATTTCTTGAAAGAGGAAGAAAAATATGGAAATCCAATCGAATCAAGAGCCAAATAAAGTAACCCTTCGTTACCAGTATAATATCCGAAGGGTCATGCTCAATGGAACAATCCTTGAGCGAGGAAAAGAAGTTGTGGTTGATGAAAAGGATTGGTAGCCCTGGGTGTTTGATTGGATTTTGGAAGATGCTGTTCTTTCCGTGATCAGCGCTCCATTGGTCAAAACAAGGTCAATTTTCCCTTGCTCAATCTTTTCCAAATATTTTATTGCCCGATCGTAAATGACATCGTACTCGCTCGTGTTGTGAGAATCTTGGGTGAATTTTGATTGATAGGTATAAAACTTGGTGATGTCTTCTGTCAATGTTTGAATCAGCAACGGCACGGAACCGGCTGCGAAAGGAACGCTGTACCTACGCGCGCAAGAAGCATTTACCAGCGCTTCAGCCCTGGTTATGTTTGCCGTGATCAAACTTACAGTTTCGGTATAGGTTGAGGCCGTTGTGGTTTGAGGTAGGCCGGGGAGCTGCTGCAAAATGCTAGTAGTTGTTGCATAAACTCCCACGGCCAAACGCCTTTATCTTCCGCCAGTTTTCTTGACTGAAAGCGTTCGCCTTACACGTCCGCGGTTACTCCGATAAGACTCAATTTTCTTCTCGATAGTTTGACCTTTCGAGTTGACATGGATCTGAGTCTCAACTTTGTATTCCTTCTTCGGTGCAGTTTCATCCGCAGCCCTTTGAGCAGCAGACGGACGGCCAGGGATATCGCTGCTTTCGACAACGGTATTGTGCCCGCGTGCGCCTTCGACAAGATTTGGTCCAGTTACTCTTTTACGTTCTGCCATAAAACTACCTCCAAGTTTTAATTTACTACGCTACGCCCTTGATCGAGTAAGCGCATGCTGTAGCTACCAAAATAGGACGGCTCATCATGTTCGCCTCGATCCAATCGCCTTCGCGATCTTCATCGCGCCATTTCTTGACCCAAACTTTCAGGTTCTTTTCTTTCTTGAAGAAATTGTAACCTGCGGAGACTCTGCGTAAGCCAGCTTGAGGATTGACATAACCAACCCAAGCATGGTTTGCCCAAACGTAACCCAGCGTATCCGGATCACCTTCGGCTGCCGTATTCTCAATAGCATTTCCAATTAAGATTTTGTCGATATCGAAAACTGCTTTTAAGAGATCAACAGTAACCACACCCCGCTCGGAATATTTAATCCGCTCAAGGATGTTCGGGTGATTTCTCAAGCCAGAAAACGCATCGTAACCAAAAACGAGAGTGTTTGGCAACTTGGCGCTGCTTTGCTGGATGACAGTGGTTGCGGTCTGAACGTCACCGATAGGATCGGAGATGGTCGTTAAGTCAGTCCAACCCAAAGTCGAAGTCAGCGAGTGGGATGACCCACCGGCAGTGGTTGTCATGAGCAAAGTAGATGCGATCTTTTCTTTTCTCAACAGGATTTTTTCCGTAACGTTTTCCATAGCGGAAATGTCAGGGTCCAATCCTTCATCGGCGTTTTCACGTTCACGATCAGTAACCAATTCTTTCAGCGAGTGGCGATTGAGGGTATATGTGCTGGTTGAAAGCTCATAAGTAACCTCATTGGCTTTTGCGCCGTTTGCACGAATTGATTCCTCAAGTCGCAAAGAATCTTTTCCGAAGATGTAATAAGCATCTGATTCTTTGGCTACAGGCAAACCAGTAAAAATCTGGTCAGCGATATAGGCCGAAGCATCGTTTGCAAATTTTACGGACAAGTTAGAAAGCGGCACATCGATTTGATGTACGGCTTTTGAATTTACATATGGCATATTAATTTTCTCCTTTCAATTAGCTAGCGATAGTTGTCGTAATTGCGGGAACGATAAACGGTCTGAGATTCAACTCAAAAACACCGAGTGTTCCAGCTTGCGAACCTTGCATACAAGATCCGACAATAAAAGATGCGCCCTCTGTCAATGTCGCACCTGCAACAATGGTTCCAGGGATAAGGGTTCCCCAGCAGGTTGTCGTTTGAACATCGAACTTAACCAGATCTCCAGCCGTAATAGATGCAGTCGGTCCAAGAATTGCCTTTGTCGGTCCAGCCGTAACAATGGCAACTCCATCACCAACAGCGCCACCATAATTTTGCAGGATTCCTGCGAACTTAGTGTAATTGGTTACAGTGTTCACCAAAGCCACCGAGTTATCGCCGTCCCAAAAAACTGCGCGGTACTGAGCAGTTGTGGTGCAAACAGTTGTCGATCCTGCTTTTACCGAAATCACATGAGGATTTGCATGAAAACTTGGCATTATTTTTTCCTCCCTTTATAAGCGTCTACCGCTTCTTGATAGTTTTTAGATTTCTGAATGTTTCCAGAGACTTCTAAATCCTGCTTTTCTTCATCTTTGGAATATTGCTTGCCTTCGGTGGAAAGCTCTTGAAACTCAACAGCAACAGGATTCAAAGAAAACAACTGAACGATCAGGTCGTTTTCTTTTCCGTCTTTGGAGTAAAGCTTTTCTTTTCCGATCAAAGCGTAAAGTCCTTTTGCGACTTCGACTTGAGCGGGCAACATTTTTCCTTCGGTAACAAGCTTATTGAGTTTTTCCTCAACAGACTTTTGATGTCCCTTTTCTTCCATAGCGTTGATCTTCTCGGTCAAGGCTTTATTTTCCTGAGCGAGCTTATCAACAGCCTCTTGCTGCTTTTTCATTTCTTCGGTAGGTTCTCCTGCTGCGGCTGAATCATCTGGCTTTTTTTCTTCGGGCTTTTCACCGGAAATTTTTGCCATTTGCTCTGCCATTTTTGAAATCATTGCTTGCATCTCTGCAAACTTAGCTTCTAACTGTGCTACTTTCTCGTCCATATTATTCCCCTCCGGGTAGTTATAATTTTTAATCTGAAATGGAAACTCTTTTTGAGAATAGGCTGCTGTGTATAGCGCCTGAATATCTGCCAAACTCGTTACGGCGGGTGTATCTCCGCCAAGCAATGCGACCGCTTTTTGAACTCTTTTGTATTTCTTCCCGCCATCTTCAAAATCCCAATAGATTTCAGAAGATACGCGCTTGTACGCTTTGCGCTTGATTATATCATAAATCTTTTTTGGGACATCCTTAAAATCGGCAAGCAATTTGTTGCCCAAAACATAGACGTTGGAAATCCAGCCCGCCGCCGGAAGCCCATCGTTTTGGATGATCTTTTGCTGGTTATCATGACCCAGTTTCAAAAAAGGCTGGATCTTGCCGTCGAGGAGCTTAAAGTTTTTCTCCATTTCCTTGAGATCTGAAACGCTGTACTTGTCCCCATTCCAAACACCTTCGGAAAAAATCTCAACGCCCTGCAAGCTCATTAGCTCATAATCTTTTTTCTCCCAGGCCCCAGCCTCGTTTTTAATCCATCCGGCAGCCTTGGCCGCACCAAAAGCTATGCTTGAACATTTCTGGTCGTCACCGCCATCCCTGAGACATTGGGCATGGACTTCTTCCAGTAGATTGTTTAGCTCTTGCGGAGCGCCTTCAATCTTTGGCATTACTCAGCCCTCAAGCCTACGATGTAATCGTAATCGATAGCCAGAGCAGATCCGCTCATGTCGATGTACGAAATGAAATCACCCGCGGTTAAGGTTGCAGTTGTTCCTCCGATTTTTACCGGAGCTGAAGCCGTGCTTGCTGCGGTCCCGGAAAGAACGGTGCCTAAATAATCCACGGCGCTATCCTTGATAGAGTTCGGGAAAAATTGGATTTGGCGATCCTGGCTCACATTTACAGGGGAAACTCCGCCACGGACAGTCTGAACGACCTTCATGGAAAATCCGGCAGTAGAAAGAGCGTTTACAAATCCGAAGTACATATTGAAAGCGCTGGTAGTTGTGCCCCCGCCGTTTGCAAAGACGTGGATATAATCCACGATCATGTTGGTTGTCCCGCCGAGGCTGTAGGTTGTCGTATCGCTGAGATCTCCTATCAAAACGACCTCTTGAGCTGTAGTTGTTGCCGCAGATTTACTAAAGCTAGCCGACCTTCGGAAATAGGTTGTCGGGGTACGTCCCTTTTGGACTATCGGAAAATTAGTTGTTGATCCTACAATCGCTTCGTTTTCAAGAGCGATCCTGGTTGTATCGAGATTTGCCATTTTATGCTCGGTTTATAGATATCTCTTTTTTATTTTTTATTGCTATAGCATAGCAAACTTATTTTGCAGTCCAAAACCCGCCGGGCTTATATTCAAATCCTGCTGGCATCTTGTCGGGCTCAAATTTACCGTCCGGGAAATATTCCTTGTTTTCCTTTTCAGAAGCTCCGAAAATTTCTTCGGACTCAATCTCGTCTATTGTGATAGGAATTAATCTTGACCTACAGTTAAAATGATTTGGCGGCTCGATGTCGCCAATATCCCCGGCCTTGAAAATACGATTGTTCATTTCCTCGCAAAATTCCGTAGTTCGATCATCGAGGATCGCGCTGTATTGGTAGGCTTGGATAAATCCCGACTTTTCAAGTGGACGATTAAAAGCCATTGAAGATTCGTTATAAATCTTCATGTAGTTTGTCCGGACAATCGTTTCCAAAACGCTCCCGTCAATGCGGGCATCGTAGGGCTCAAGCAAGTCGCGCAGTTGGCGGACAACGGCGGATGTCGATATCCCGGCCTTGATCCCGTTGATGATAGTCAGCCGTGCTTTGTTGCGGATGCCATCGGTTATGGTGTCGGCCATAAGCGTGCTAGAGCTGTTTAGAAGCTGCTCCAAGATCTCATCTTCGTCGATATCAATATAATTTTTGGTGTACTGCTCGGGAACCTTGCCAAGAATCTTTGCCGCCTGATTGGTTCCAAAATCGGACATCTGTTTTGCAGAATCTTTGATCGTCATTCTCAGTTGGGTTTTGAAACGGGGCTCAAGCTCGGTTGCTTTGTCTATCCGCTTGTTTTCGATCCACTTGCCGCGGGTCATCTGGTCAATGATGTCTTCGCCAATAATCCCAACAGATTTGCTGATCTCTTTCATCGCGGCGTCCTGGATTGAGTCCAGCTTGTCAGATAATGCCGCATAGTCTTTGACCGGAGAAATTTTCAATCGATCATTATCTGAAAATCAAAAAGACATTGGACTATGCGTCATGGTATTCGATTTATCAGCAGTCCCCGCGGAGCCTTGAGGGTTCAGTTATCA